GGCCTGCTGGTGGTCTTGCTTAAATTATTAATTATTTTAATTAATTTAAATTCTATTAAAATTATTTTTATTTCAAATTTATAAATTTAATATAAATTAAATATAGCAAAAAATTAAATACTTCTAATAAAAACCCAATTTAATTCTTTACAAATTTTTTTCCAGGTTTGTTCTTGTTGATGCAATTTTTCTCTTGATTTTAATAGAGGAAAATATGGTAAATATTTATATTCACCTAATATTTCTAAAAATTTATGCAATACATAAGAATAACTTAAGAAATTTTTTCTATTTTGGGGAGAATGTTTTAAAAACGGTACTTGAATTTCTTTGAACATATTTCTTAATTTTTCTTCTAATTCAGGTGTTAATTGAGGATTTACTCTACCAGTTATTCTATTTAATATATAAGGAATATGTTCATAATATTTATTAATTTTTATTTTTTTTAATATTGCTTTAATTTTATCATAGTTTAATGTAGCCATATTATTAATTTTATTTTTCTTTAATTCAAGATAGATTTTATCAAAAACTTCTTCAGGTATATCTGTTGTTTCTTTACCTTGTGTTTGATTAATCCATTCATTAAAGTGATTTATTCTATTATAACTAAAATAACTAATTTCTTTTGGAGGGTCTTTATAACTTGGCCTTTCATTATCTATTATAATATAATCAATTGTATTACAATTATTACAATATAATATACCATCATTCGTTAATTCATTAACATTTTCAGAATTACAATGATAACATTTTTCTTTTAATGTTTTTAAATTGCTATTAATATAATCTTTGTCAGTTTTAGATAAATAATTTTCTAATAAATCTTCACGATTTATAGAATTTTGAAAATCAGATTTACCTAAATGTTCTGTTTTTTTATCATTGTCATCTAAATTTTTGTATGGACTAAAGAAATTAACTACTGTTTTATTTTGTTTTTTGTCGTCTTCATCATTTTCATTTTCAATATAATCAAAATATTTAAATAATATATCACTTGTTTTAGATAAATAATCTATTTCATTATTTTTATTATTTAATTCATCTATTTCTAAATTAATTGTTCTTAATTTTTTTTCTAATTCAAATATTTTTTCGTATTTGTTTTCTATTTTGTTTTGATTTATAATAAATATATCAGTTTCATTTTTTTTTTCATTTTTTAAAGTATTTATTTTTTTTTCTAAATTTTTTTTATCTTTTGTTAATTTTTGAATATTATTATATTTATTTTCAAATTCTTTTAATTGTTTTTCGTGACAAATATCTAATGTATGTGTTGTTTTTTCATAATTACATTTTCTTTTATTTTTTTTTGTTGTTTTCATTAATTTTATTTTAAATTTAAAAAATCCTTAAATTAATTTTTAAGTTATTTTTAAAAATTTTTTTTCTTTATATAATATATAAAAATGGGAGGAGGTTTAATGCAACTCGTTGCCTATGGTGCTCAAGATATCTATCTTACTGGTAATCCTCAAATTACTTTTTTCAAAGTTGTCTACCGTCGTCACACCAACTTTGCTATGGAATCTGTAGACCAAACTATTAATGGTACAGCAGGTAAAGGTGCTAAAGTTACATCTACTATTTCACGCAATGGTGATCTTGTTGGCCGTATGTATCTTGAATTTGATACTGCAATAGCTGATAGCGCTAATCACAATCCTGGTCACAATGTACTTTCTGAAGTTGAAGTTCAAATTGGTGGTCAACAAATCGATAAACACTGGGGTCACTGGATGGAAGCCTGGGCTGAACTCACTGAACCAAATGATGCTGGTGTTTTAGGTGATGGTGATTCAGGTAATAGTGCAGGTACACGCTTCCAAAATCTTGCTGGTGCTGGTGGTGTATTAGCTGCTACAGGTGCTGATCCTAAATGCCGTGTTCCTCTTCAATTCTGGTTCAACCGCAATCCTGGTCTTGCTCTTCCATTGATTGCTCTTCAATACCACGAAGTTAAAGTTAGTGTAACATTTGCTAATGCTAATATTACTCCTGATAATGTTGAACTTTGGGCTGATTACATCTATCTTGATACTGATGAACGCAGACGTTTTGCTCAAGTTTCTCACGAATACTTGATTGAACAAGTTCAACACACATCGAACACTGGTCCATCGATTGACCTTAACTTCAATCATCCCGTCAAAGAACTTGTATGGACTGGTAATGTTGCTGCTGATGGTACTAGAACTGCACTTCCAATTGGAAATACCAAACTTGTTCTTAATGGACACGACCGATTTGCTGAAAGACCCCGTGAATACTTCACACAAACACAAGTATGGCAACACCACACTGGTACACCTGTAGATTGTTCGTCTACATCCACAACAAAAGGAGCTTTAAATGCTTCTGTTAATCAAATTGCGGTTTACTCGTTTGCCCTTAAACCCGAAGAACACCAACCATCGGGTACTTGCAATTTCTCAAGAATTGATAACGCTCAACTTAAAATTGCTGGTAATGGCAATGTAGCAAGCACTAACACAATTAATGTATATGCTGTCAACTACAACGTACTCCGTGTTATGTCTGGTATGGGTGGTTTGGCTTATTCCAACTAAACATAAAATCAAAAATAATTATTTTTTTAATAAAATATATAAAAATATATTTAATTAGTTTTAAATTTAAAATTTTTTTCTTTATATAATATATAAAAATGGGAGGAGGTTTAATGCAACTCGTTGCCTATGGTGCTCAAGATATCTATCTTACAGGTAATCCTCAAATTACCTTTTTCAAAGTTGTCTACCGTCGTCATACCAACTTTGCGATGGAGTCGGTTGACCAAACCCTTAATGGATCTGCTGCTCTTGGAAACAAAGTCACCGCGACTGTTTCTAGAAATGGTGATCTTGTAGGAAGAATGTACTTAGAAGTTCCTTTAACTATAATTGGTAATAGAACAGGTACACAATTTCAAGGTGTAAATCCTGGACACACTGTAATTAGTGAAGTAGAAGTTCAAATTGGAGGTCAACAAATTGATAAACACTATGGACACTGGATGGAAGCATGGGTAGAACTTACTGAACCAAATGATGCGGGAAGTATTGGTCTTACAAGTGGTGGTGGCACAAGATTCCAAAATATGGCTTTAGCTGGTGGTGTTGTACAAAAAACAATTGCTGCGGCTGATACTGAAGATGTTAATGCTGTATGCCGTGTTCCTCTTCAATTCTGGTTCAACCGTAATCCAGGACTTGCACTTCCACTTATTGCTCTTCAATACCACGAAGTTAAAGTATCGATTACACTTGGCAACCCAACCGGCGCTAGCTTAACTAATAATAGCAGTGTTCAACTTTGGGCTGACTACATCTACCTTGATACCGATGAGCGCAGACGCTTCGCTCAAGTATCGCATGAATACTTAATTGAACAAGTTCAACACACAAGTGGTTCTACTGCTTCAATTGATCTTAACTTCAATCACCCAGTTAAAGAACTTGTATGGACTGGTAATTACGCTGCTGCGACAGGTATAAGAACTGGTCTTCCTGTAGCAAATACAAAACTTGTTCTTAATGGACATGATCGCTTTGCTGAAAGACCCCGTGAATACTTCACACAAACTCAAGTATGGCAACACCACACTGGTACCCCTGTCCAATGTGATAATCAATCATTATCTTTTGTTGATCCTGCAAACCCAGTTGAAAGTGATCAAGATAATAATGATGCCGCTACAGGAAAAGCGTCTGTTGATGAAATTGCTGTTTACTCGTTTGCTCTCAAACCCGAAGAACATCAACCATCGGGTACTTGCAATTTCTCGAGAATTGACAATGCTCAACTTAAGATTGCTGGAAATTCGGCCAACGTAAATGTATACGCCGTCAACTACAACGTACTCCGCGTCATGTCGGGTATGGGTGGTCTCGCTTACTCTAACTAGATTAATCAAGAGTATCTCGCTTACTCCAACTAAGTAAGATAAAATCTCTCTTAAAATTAATAAACCTTATAAACTTATTTTTAAAATTAATATAATGTAAAATTATAATAATTATTTTCTTTTTATAATATAAAACAATGGGAGGAGGATTAATGCAACTCGTTGCCTATGGCGCTCAAGATATTTACCTTACTGGTAATCCCCAAATTACTTTCTTCAAAGTTGTCTACCGTAGACACACTAACTTTGCCATGGAAGCTGTTCAACAAACACTTAGTGGAACACCAGATTTCGGTAATAAAGTAACTGCCACTATTTCTAGAAACGGTGATCTTGTTGGAAGAATGTATGTTGAATGTGATCCATCTGATGTATTAAAAAATGCTACATTCGCACCAAATCCTTTACATCAACTTCTTAAAGAAATGACTGTTGAAATTGGTGGTCAACAAATTGATAAACACTATGGACACTGGCTTAATGTATGGACTGAGCTTACTGAACCAACAAATGTTTCAATTTTAGATGAAACCGGTAGATACGCTGCTGCTGTTACTACTAGAGGAGCGGATGAAGAAGCTCGTGTACCACCTACACCTTATCAAAGAATGGCTTTTGGTGTTAAATCTGATGGAGCTACTGCACCTGTTGAAAAAAGAGCTGCTGTTCCTCTTCAATTCTGGTTCTGTCGTAATGCCGGACTTGCTCTTCCACTTATTGCTCTCCAATACCATGAAGTTAAAGTATCGATTACATTTGATACAGAAGCAAATGTAACAGGTGGTACAGGTTCTCTATCGTCTGTTCAACTTTGGGCTGACTACATCTACCTTGATACCGATGAACGTAGACGCTTTGCTCAAGTATCACACGAATACTTAATTGAACAACTTCAATATCAGTCATCTGGACCTGCGTCATCTCACAAACTTAACTTTAACCATCCAGTTAAAGAATTAGTATGGTGTGGTCAAAGATCTGGAAATGCTGGTGTTCATGGAGGTTCAGCTACTCCTATGAGATTAGCTTTACATTCTGACCCAGCAACAAAAATTCGTGATACAAATGATACAGTTACACTTAAATTAAATGGACATGATCGCTTTGCTGCTAGACATGATACATATTTCACACGCACACAACCATGGCAACATCACTCTAACCCAGGTGGAGGAGCTCAAGCTGATGCTATATCAGTATATTCATTTGCTCTTAAACCAGAAGAGCATCAACCATCGGGTACATGCAATTTCTCTAGAATTGATAATGCTCAATTAGTATTCTCCAATAAAGTATGTGGTGGTGATCCTCTTGCAGGTCTTCACATTTACGCTGTCAACTACAATGTACTTCGTGTTATGTCGGGTATGGGTGGTTTAGCTTACTCTAACTAGATTACTAAAAAAAATTTTCATTTTAAATTAACTAATTATTATTTTTTTATTAAAAATATATAACAAGTTTAAATATAATTAATTATTTTTCTAATAATATTATAATAGTATAAATAAATGGGAGGTGGTCTAATGCAACTCGTTGCCTATGGTGCTCAAGACATATATATTACTGGAAATCCTCAAATTACTTTTTTTAAAATAGTATATAGAAGACATACAAATTTTGCGATGGAATCTGTACAACAATCATTAACAGGTAATAATGTATCTAGTACAATATCTAAAAAAGAATGTTCTTCAATAATTTCAAGAAATGGAGATTTAATAACAAATTTATATATTACTACAACAACACCGGGTGTTATAAATGGTGATTCAATAATTGATGAAGCAATGATTGAAATTGGTGGTCAAAAAATTGATAAACATTATAAAGAATGGATGCAAATATGGGCTGAATTAACAACACCTGAATCAAAAGCTCTTGCTTATAAAAATATGACTGGTTGTTTTTCACATAATTTAAATAAACTAAATCAAGTAATATCACAAGGTAATAATATGATACAAATACCTTTAATATTTTGGTTTTGTAGAAATCCTGGATTAGCATTACCATTAATTGCTCTACAATATCATGAAGTTAAAATTAAATTCACATTAGGTTTAAGTTCAGATATTGGAACTGATACCGAAATAAAACTATTTGTTGATTATATATATCTAGATACTGATGAAAGAAGGCGTTTTGCTCAAGTATCACATGAATATTTAATTGAACAATTACAAAGAATTGAATCTGATAATTCTGATTCTCATAATTTAAATTTAAATCATCCAGTTAAAGAATTAATATGGACTACTCAATTAACAAATCAATATGGAACTGCTAAATTACAATTAAATGGACATGATCGTTTTACAGAACAAGAAGAAGAATATTTTCAATTAAGACAACCATATGATTATCATACATCTGTTCCAGGAACAAATATAGATCTACAAGAAAGACCTCAATTGCAATTATATAATACAGAAACAGATAATATATTACGAAATATAAAAACTATAAAAAATTCTGGAAATTTAAGTAATACAACTGATACTATTTTAATAACAAATACAAATCTTATATTTAATACAGGTACAGACCCTCAATTTAAAATAGGTGATATTATTTTAGTTACATCACAATTAAGTGGTAGAATAATTACACAATTATTTACTATTATTGGAGGTTCTAATGGTAATTATAATATTAATAGTTCTACAAATACAGTTAACTATATACCATCAGATGATTCAAATGGTAGTATTAGATTATTAGCACGAATACAAGATCCAATACCACGATGTTGTAATTTAAAAAAAAGAATTAATGTATATTCATTTGCATTACAGCCAGAAGAACATCAGCCATCAGGAACTTGCAATTTTTCTAGAATTGATAATGCTAAATTAATATTTAATTCTAATGCTGGTACTACCACAGATGATAATGTTAATATATATGCAACTAATTATAATGTGTTAAGAATAATGAGTGGTATGGGTGGTTTAGCATATTCAAATTAATTATATTTAATTTTCATATAAAAATAATAAATTATACTCTAGTCCAAACATTTACTTGAAATTTACCAGAACCTACTTCAAGTGGATCTACATTTCTATATTCTTTTGATTTATATAAAAATTTTAAAATATATTTTTTATTAATTAATTTATCATTAATTTTAGTTTTAGATCTAATTTTCTTTAAAGATAATGGTTGATTAAAATCTAATTCATTTAACTTACTTTTAACTATGTCTTTACTTAATTCTTTCTTCATTATCACTATATAAATATATAAATTATTTTTTAAATAATTTTTATAAATGATATAAAATTATTACTAATAATAATTATAAAATGGATCAAAAGAAGATTAATGATAAACGAAAAAAAATTATATTTTGCTTACCTGGAAAAACATATTCTAATGAATTTTTATTATCTTGGAGTGATTTAATTTTATGGTGTAGTAAAAATGGTTATGATTTTACTGTATCTCAAAATTATTCAAGTGTTGTACATTTTGCTAGAACATTATGTTTATGTGGTGATAATAAAAGAGGTAAATTTCAAAAACCATTTGATAATAAAGAAGAGTATGATTATATTATGTGGATTGATAGTGATATTATATTTAAAGCGGAAGATTTTAAAAAACTTCTACAATCAGAACATGATATTACATCTGGAATATATAAAATGCAAGATAATATTCATTATCCTGTAGTTATAGATTGGGATACAACTTATCTAAAAAATAATGGTAATTTTGAATTTTTAAATGATAAAAAAATAGAAGAACTTAAATCAAATAATAAATTAGTTAATAATAGATATTTAAATGTTGAATATACAGGAATGGGATGGATGTTAATTAAAAAAGATGTAATTGAACAATTAAAATATCCTTGGTTTTATCATGAATTATATGAAGTTGATAATTTTATAGAGATGTTAAGTGAAGATGTTTCATTTTGTAAAAACTTAAAAAAAGCTGGTTTTGATATTTATGTAGATTTAGATATTAGAGTAGGTCACTATAAAAATTTTATTATTTAGTGTTATAAAAAATATTTTAGTTTAATTAAATATTGTAAAAAATTATAAAAATGATATTAGTTTATTTTACGGTTTATTATTATTTTTCTATTATATCTTATTGATTATTAAATTTACATATTTATAAGATTAGGATTAGTATGTGATATAACATAATTATTAGCATTTATATCATTCACTAAATTTTGTAGTTGTTTTTCATTCATTTCATCATATTCTTTTAGTTCTTTAATTTGTAAATAAACATGAACACTTACAACAACTAATAATACAATAACTATTAAATTTATAATAGGTAATACACTACTCATTTTTATTATTTAAGATAAATTAATTTATTTTAAAAAAATCTTTTTTTAATTCAATATAGTTTTTTTTTTTAATATTTTTTGTTTCTTCTATGTTTTCATTATTTTTATTATAATTTTCATATTTTTTAATTATTTCAATAGCTCTATTATATTCCTCTTTTGTTATTTTTTCTTCTTTTAATACTTCTGGTAAAATATAAAAATTAGAATTTTCATTAAATAAACCATTTGAAAATACAATAAATACACCTGTTAAAATTAATGATGTTATAATATTTCTTGTACCTATAAAAAATATACTAAATATAGTAAATCTTCTTATAATAGTTAATTTAAGTAAATTTTCTGTACTTTTACTAATATCTACTATTAAATATTTGCTTCCTAAATTTAACATTAATAAAGCAATACCAGCTAAATATTTATTTCCATTATAATTATTTAATTGTTCTAAGTAATTCATATTTATTTATTACAATATAAACTTTTTATTGAATTTAAAAAATTTAATTTTTTTAATTATCTTTCATAAATAGTATATTATCAAATTCTAAAAATATTAAAAATATAAAATATAATACCCCATATGTTAAATTATAATTAGTTATTACTATAAGTAGTATTAATAATAATATTTTAAATATATATTGTTCATTTAATTCTAATAATATATTTGGATATATTACTTTAAATTCTAAAGAATATCTAATTAATAAATATAATATTAAAATTAATAATAAATTATTAAATATATTTTTATAATTTATTTTAGTTAAATTAAATATTTTCATATTTAATTAATTAAAATAAAATTAAAAAAATTTAAAATACATATAATTTTTCATTTACTCTTTTTTCTTTCATTATCATACCTAGTTGTACAAATTGTTCTAAAATAAAAATTAATAATATTCCACTAATTAAATATAATCCAAAATCTAAATAATTTTGATCTTGTTCATATTTTTTTAATCTTTCTAATTCTAATTTATTATTTAATAGCATCATATTAGGTCTTCCTAAGGTATCAGTTTTTATTTCTCTATTTATAATTGGTTTTTTATATAATTTATCTTGTTCATCATTATCTTCTTCATCTTTTACATAATTCATTAAATTATTACCATCAGTTTGTTCTAATGGTTTAAATTCATGGCTTTTATAAAGTTTATCAAAATAATCTAATTCATCTTCTTCATTAATGTATAATTTATGTTTTTCTTTTGCTAATCTATTATTTTCAATATACATATTTTTTTGACCAGTTAATTCAGGTGAGTAATCATTAACACTATAACCAGCATAATTATTAATAATATCATTTGAATTAATTTTACTTAAATCTTCTTCTGTATTTTTATTATATCTTCTATTATAATAATTACAAGATGAAGTTTCTGCTGATTGTTCTTTTATTTTTTTAATTTTTTTCTTTTTCTTTTTATTAAAGTCTGAACCAAAAACTTCATCTAAATTTCCATAACTAACATTAACAATAGTCATTATTATTAATAATAAATAATATAAAAAAATTTTGAAATTATACTCTTTATTTATTTACTTATGTTAAATCTAATACAAATTTACCCTTACTATTATATTTTTTTATTGTATTTTTGAATGGATGCTCTATATTTTCATCTTCTTCTTTATAATAGTCTATTATATCGTTTTGATAATTTTTATTAAATTGTTCTGTTTTTTGATTTTCTTCTTCTTGTATTTGTAATTGTTTTAATTGAAGTTTCTTAAAATGTTCAGGAGGTTTAACATTATTTTTTGTATTATTATATTTATTAAAATCACCTGGTTTATTATTAATATAAAAATTATCATTTATTAAATTATTATTTAGAGTAGAGTAAGCATAGTAATTATAAGTTGGAATATTATTTGGATCATATGTTAACATAGGTTTAAATATAGAATTATTGTATTGTGTTGTGATTGGGGGTGCTATTTTTTCTTGATGACTAAAATCAATATTACTTTCTTTTTTTGGTGTGTAGTAATTTCTTGGATCATAAACTTGATTATTTATATTATTCTTTTTTTCTTCTAGTTGTTTTAAATTATTTTTTATATTTACTTTTTGTTTTTTATAATCTCTTATTTCTCTGGGATCCCAAGATATATATAATATTTTTGGAAAATAATATTTAACTAAAAATCCATTACTTCTTAATTGCTTCATTATATATGCTATACACATATTAAGATCGTAAGTAGGTAAACCAAAAACAACTTCTGGTATTTCATATACTAGTTTATATTTTTCTTTTTCAGCACTTCTTTTTATTTTATCATGTATCTTATATAAAACTTCATTATAACTTATATTCTTTTTTTCCTTCTTTTCATTAATATCTCTGTACAAATCATAAATATTTAATTTATTTGGTGTAGTATTCATTATTAGTTCAAAAATATATTTTAATATTATTTAATATAATTAATTTAGGTATTATAATGTATACAAATTTAGTATTAAGTGGAGGTGCCTTAAGAGCCATTGCTATTCTTGGAGCAATTAAATATTTAGAACAATTAAATTTAATTAAAAATATTAAAGAATATGTTGGCACATCTGCTGGATCTATTATTTCTTTTTTAATTATTATTGGATATACTTCTAATCAAATTATAGATTTATTTAAAAATAATGTTGATTTTGTTACTAATTTTAACTTTGATTTAAACAATATTACTAATATATTGGAAGATTATGGAATCGATGATTGTAATAGAAATAGAAAAATATTAGAAGATTTTCTATTTAAAAAAATAAATAAAAAAAATATTACTTTCTTAGAATTAACTAAAAAATATGGTATTAATTTTATTGTTACAGGTTCTAATTTAACAACACGACAAGTTGATTATTTTAATGTAAATACTACACCTAATATGAATATTATAGATGCATTATTAATATCTTCATGTATACCATTAATTTATAAACCAATTACTTATAATGATTATTTATATGTAGATGGTGGAATATATAGTAATTTACCTTTAACATATTTTAAAAATAATAGTAATGAAACATTAGGTATATATGTTCAAACATATTATTCAAATAAAAATGAAAATTTCTTTAATTACTTTACAAATATTATATCATCTGTTATGGATAAATTATCTTATGATGAAATACTTAATAATAAATATAATGTTTGTTTAATATTTTATAATGAACCAAGAAGTAATGATGCAAATTTTAATATTGATGATTTAAGTTTTAAGGTAAATAAGGATGTTTTTTATAAGTATTATAATTATGGTTTTGATCAATTTAAAAATTTTTATGATAATTTAATAGAAAAAAAAAATATTGAAATAAATAATTTAATAAAAAATTAAATATAATTAAATTTATTATATAAAACTTATAAAAATTTATATATTAACTATAACTTTAATTCAGTATCTATAAAAATTTTAATACTTTTAACATCTCTATCTCCGTCATATTCTTTTGTAGTACCATCCTCAAATTTAAGTAATAATGTAGGAAATTGTTTTACATTATATTCTTTAAATATTTTAGTATCTTTATCACTATCATAATTTTGTAATATAATTTTATTTTTATATTTAGGCTTATCCATTTCTTTTACTAATTTTTTCCATGTTGGTTTAAAATCTTTGCAATGACCACACCATTCTGCAGAAAAAAACATTAACTCAACAACACCTTCTTCAAAAGTTTCAATATTTTTACTTGAATGTTCTCTATATAAATATACAATTAGAACTACAACTAATAAACCTAAAATTTTCATTTTATTTTTTTTTAATAATTTAAGCATTTTTAAATTATTAAAATATAAAAAATAAAACAATAATAAATAAATTTAATTATATTTGATATATGTGTTTATTATTACTTAATGTATCTAAATTAAAATAGTCTTTAAAAAAAAAATTATTTGGAATTATAGGAGTTTCAATAAATATAATTACATTTACATTATATAATTCATATTTTAAATTTCTATTATTTCTTAAATTTTCTAAATCAATACTATTAATTATTAATATTCTTGATTTATGATTTATAAATTTATCATTATCATTCATAGTACATACTGGGTATAATTTATTACTTAATTCTTTTTGTAAATTATCAATTAAATCATATTTTGTTATAAAAATAGCTTTATTAATATTTATATTTTCATAAATATTATCAATACTATTAATAATCGTGTCTAACATTTTAATATTATATATTACTTAAAATTAAATATATATATAATTAATATATAGATATTTTTAAATTAATTAAAAAATGATATATGATATTAATTTTTTTATAGAAGTAAAAAATAATATTTCTGATGAACATATAACTTCTAGCTTACAAGATAAAATAACTAAATTATTTTCTTCATTTGAGTGTTTTAATGAAAATAAATATAATTCAAAATATAATACAAATTCAAATAAATATAATAATAATTCTAAATTTAAAAGTCAAAAAAATAAATATAAAAAATATTATAATATTGAAAAAAAAAATCCTCGAAGAATTAAAAATAAAACTGATATAGATATTATTTTAAGTTATTTAAATAAAATTACTATTAGTAATTATAACGATTTATCAATAAAAATTTGTGATAATATATCTGATGATAATTATGAAAAAATAATTAATAAATTATTTGAAATATCATTTAAACAATCTACATATACTGAACTTTATATTAATTTATACAAAAAAATACTTTTAGATATTACTGATAATTCTTTAAATAATAAAATTATCACTACTATTATTAATAATTGTAATAATATTATTAATAATCAATCAAATGATTTAGATTTATTAAATGAACATGTTAATAAAGTTAAATTAGATTATGATGATTTTTGTAAGATTAATAAAAACTCAAAGTATCTTAAAGGAAAAATTAATATTATTTGTAATCTAATAAAAAATGAAATAATTAACTTAGATAAAAAATTACTAATAGATAAATTATTTAAATATAAAAATTATAATAATGAAATATTTTTAGTATTATTACAAATTATTAATAATATAATTGGATTAGATCAAAATATTATTAATGAATTAAATGATTATATTAATACTACTAATTTTAAAGGTAAAATGATGATAAAATTTAAATTACAAGATATAATAGATAATAAATGTATCAAAGATTTTTAATAAGAAAATAAAAATTGAATTATTTTTATTAATTATAAATTAAATTTATAATAGTAAATATGACTGATTTAAAAGCAGGTATACTTAAAGAACTTACTAAACTAGCAAATGATAAAAAAGCAAAAAAGGAAACATTTCGTTACCGGGCTTATACTAAAGTAATTCAAGCTATTAAAGAGTATAATGAAGAAATAACATCTATTGATGATTTAGATAAAATATCAGGATTAGCAAAAGGAAGCATTAGAACAAAAATAGAAGAGTTTATTAAAACAGGAGAAATACAACAAGTTAAAGCAATAACTGATGATAGTAAAATTATGGATGGTTTATCAAATATATATGGTATTGGTCCAAGTAAAGCAAATGAATTAGTTAATAAAAATAAAATATCATCAATTGAAGATTTAAAGATAAAATTAGAAAATGATGAAACTCTTTTAAATGATAAACAAAAGATAGGATTAAAGTATTATGAAGATTTATTAAAAAGAATTCCAAGAAAAGAAATGGAAAAACATGATTCTTTTATAACTGATTTTATAAAAGGTGTAGATAAAAATAATGATTTAATATATGAAGTAGTAGGATCATATAGAAGAAATGCCAAAAACAGTGGTGATATAGATGTTTTATGTACAACAAAAAATAAGGATACTAAATTATTTAATAACATTATAGAGAAATTAGAAGAAGATAAGTATGTTATAGAAACATTAGCAAAAGGTGAAAAGAAATTCATGGGTATATCAAAATTACCTCGCCATAAAACACATAGAAGACTTGATATGATTTATACTGATTATAGCAATTATGCTTTCACTCTATTATATTTTACAGGAAGTGGTCAATTTAATGTAGAAATGAGAAATCATGCATTATCATTAGGATATTCATTAAGTGAATATGGTTTAAAAAAAAATGGTAAATTTGTAGATAATAAAGGAAAATCATTTGAAACAGAACAAGATATTTTAAAGTTTTTAGGAATTAAATATATTAAACCAGAAGATAGAAAAGCTGGTATAATTAAGGATAATTTAATTATTAAGTAATAAATAATCTCCACCAAATGAACTAGAAACACCAGTTGTATAATTTGTAAATCTTTCAGTTGTATTTTTATATTTTTCTTTTAAGTCATCATCATTATTTTCTTGTACTACTTTTTTTTTATTACCATTTTTAGATCCATTTTTAGATCCATTTTTAGTTCTATTTTTAGTTCTATTTTTAGTTCCATTTTGGTGTATTTCTTCTACATCATCGTCTTCTTCATCATTTTCTTCATTAGTATCATTTTCTTCATCAGTATCATTTTCAACAAATTTTTCTACTAAATTTTCTAATGTAGATGTAACTTTATTTAATTTATCAACAGCTTCCTCTAATTTATCCTCTTTTTGTTGGAAACCATCTTTTTGTATTTCATCTTCATTTTTAATGAGTTTATTATTAATAACTAATACAAGTCCATATAATAATACAGCAAGTATAATATACTTTAAATAACTAACATTTAACCCTAACATTTTATTTTAAATAATATAATATTTTATTATTAAAAACTTATAAATTATTTATTAATTAAAATAAATGTTAAATATATGCAAATATGAAAATTGTGATGTTACAAATATTATAATGAAATATTTAGAACCTTTAATGCAACTTTGCTCAGCTATAATGGAAGATTATAATATGCAAATGAAAACAACAAAATGCTTAAATACTGCGGTAATGCTTACAAATATATTAGGAGGTTCTAAAAAACTAAAAACTGTGGAATATTGTGAAGTTAGTAAAATAAATAGCAGATATGAAAAAAAGAAAAATAAATTACAACATAAGTTAAATATATTTAATGAATTAAAAAAAGATTTAACAAAAAAAAATACAAAAAAAAGATATTTTTATTATATTTTAATGACTAATAATTATATGGAAAAATCAGATTTAATAAATAATTCTTTAGAAAATACACAACATTTTCCAGGACATGTATTTATTATTGATAAATTTCCTTCATGTAATAATAATCAATCTAAATATAATATATATCAATCATATATTAATCAATATGATCTTAAAGGACATTATAAAAAAAATAAAAATTCAATGAATTTAAAAAATAATAATATTAGTTTTGTATTAGATGGAATATTAAATATAATATCTAATCCTGTATGGAATAATAATGCAATTAAATTTTGGGAAGATTTTACTTTTGTAAATACTAATAATTTATTAAATTATAAAACAGATAAAATTAATTTATGTTATTCAAAAATATCTATTGATGATTGTTATAAAGAATTTTATAAATTTACATATAATAAATCTTTAAATTTATATAAACAACTTATAAATGATAATGAATATGAATTAAAAAAATATCATATATATGCAGATAAGAATGATTTTTATGTAAAACAATTAACACCTAAGAATCTTTATTTAAAATTACGAGAACTTATAATAGAACTAGAAAATAAGATGAAAAACTTTGAAATTATATAATTAATATTTTATTTATTATATAATTAATAAATAAATATTAATTATGAGTACTCCATTATTACCATTAGTGTTTTTAATAGATTTAGATGGAACTATGATTGGAAATATTCAACCACAATTAGAAGAATATTATTTAATAAAAGATATTAACAAAGAAATTAAGAAAATTAATAATAGAGAAACATATAAAACAAACATAAAACAAATTAGATATAATATGTCACTATTAAATGAAGAATTAAAAAAATATATTATAAGACCAAAATTAGATAAATTTTTTAAAAATATAAAAAAATATGAAAATATAGAATTATTTGTATATACAGCATCTAGTAATGATTGGGCAAAATTTATAATTTCTCAAATTGAAAAAATAACTAATTTTAAATTTAATAGACCATTATTTACAAGAAATCATATTAACTATAATCAGGATAAAATTAATATAAAATCAATTAATAAAATAAAACCTCAAATTTACAGAACTTTAAAAAAAAAATATAAACTGAATAGTATTAATGATTTAAAATATATAACATTAATAGATAATACAAATAATGTTTTAGTTGAAAAGAAAAAATTAATTAATTGTTCTACTTATAATTATACTCATCAAATTGATTATTTAAGAATGATCCCTAAAAATATACTGAAAAAATATTATATTCTAATAGAAAGATATTTAAATTTAAGTCATTCTACAAATTTATATGAATTTTATGGAAAATACTATGAATTATTAAATAAACTTTTTTTTAAATGTTCTATTAATAATAAATATTTTCTTAATGATCTTTATTGGATTAAATTTTCTAATTTATTAAAACTTAATATTAAAAATATATCATTTACAGAATTACTTAAAATACTTAAACAAATTAAATAATTATATAAATAAAATGATTTTATCATTTGATATTGGTATTAAAAATTTATCATATTGTGTTCTATATAAAGATACTAATATTAATGATATAAATAAAAAAAATATTAAAATATATGATTGGGGTATAATACAATTAATAGAAGATGGTACAAAATGTAAGGGAGTTCCAATAGAAAAAATAACAAAAGTATTATATGATAAATTAGATGATAAATTTAGCAACTATGAAATTACAAAGGTACTTCTAGAGAACCAACCAGTATTAAAAAATCCTTTAATGAAATCAATACAAATGATTATATATAGTTTTTTTAGTTATGAAAAAGTTATAATGGGGAGAGATATTGAAACTATTAAATTAATTAATGCTTCAAATAAACTTAAATTAGGTAAAAATTTAACTGAAATTAATAATTCAGAAGATATTCTTAAAATAAAAACAAAATATTCTAAAAATAAAAAATTAGCAATTATTTATACAAATCATTTTTTAAAAGAAAGATTAATTGTTGAAGATTATCAAAGATTTAATGAAATTTTTAATAATCATAAAAAAAAAGATGATCTAGCAGATGCTTTTTTACAAGGATTATATTTTATTGAAAATTAATTAAATTTAAATTATAATATTTAAAATATACTATAATAATAAAATGACTAAAGTAAAAAAACAAAAATACAAAGATAATGAATTTTATTCTGTTGCTGATAAAAAGAAAATAATTATTAAAGCTGAAGATATTAAAACAGAAAAAAAAAATATGAAAAATGGAAAAACAAGTTATATGTTAAGAGCTAAAAAAGATGGAAGAAATTTAGTTAAATTTGTTAATGAAGACACATTTAAAAAATATTCTTAAATTATTTAGAAATCATCATCGTCATCATTCGCATCAAATACTAATGGTTTTGAATTAGCACTATGTAATTCTGCTTTACTATAATTACTTACTCTTGTTTCAAAAAAGTTTGCTTTTAAGTCCATTCCAATTCTATCCATGAATTGAAATGGATTATCTGTATTAAATATTTTATTATAACCTAATTGTACTACTAATCTATCTGCTACAAATTCAATATATTCTCTCATTAAATCATTATTCATTCCAAGTAACGCACATGGAATACTATCAATTATAAATTCTTTTTCAATATCAACTGCTTCCTTTACAATAGAATGTATTTCTTCTTCCGTTAATCTATTAGAAATATGACTATATAATAATATAGCAAATTCTGTATGCAATGATTCATCTCTGCTAATTAATTCATTACTAAATGTTAAACCATGCATTAAACCCTTTTCTTTTAACCAATAAATAGCACAAAATGCTCCACTAAAAAATATTCCTTCAATAATCGCAAATGCTACTAATCTTTTAGCAAATGCGGATTCATCATCATTAATCCATTTCATAGCCCAATTAGCTTTTTTACCAACACATGGAATAGTTTCTACAGCATTTAGTAATCTATTTTTTTCAACATCATCTTTAATATATGTATCAATTAGTAAAGAATATGTTTCACTATGAACAGTTTCTATTGCATTTTGGAATGTATAAAAAGCTAATACTTCAGGAGCTTTAATCTCTTTCATAAAACGAAGTGCTAAATTTTCATTTACAATTCCATCTGATGCTGCAAAGAAAGCTAATACGTTCTTAATAAAATGTTGTTCATCGCTACTTAACTTATTCCAATCATCTATATCTTTCATAAAGTCAATTTCTTCAACTGTCCAATATGTTGATACATGTTTCTTATACATAGACCATACATCGTGGTATTGAATTGGAAAAAGAACGTGTCTGCTTCTATTTTCGGTTAAGAGTGGTTCCTGCATTCTATACTAATTATATAATATTCTTAAATAAAATAATTTAAAATAAAAAAAATAAATTCAAATTTTTATAATTATAAAAATTATTATTACTTTATTACTTTTATCTTAAATTTCTATTATTTTTTGTGCTGTTACTTTTTCAGATAGTAGTTTTTTTTCCAATTCATTCTTTTTTGTTTTTTTACAGTCATCTAAATTATTACAGTTATGAATTGTAATATCTCTACAATTTACACAAAAATCGGTATTACAATATTTACAATCAAACTTTAATAAACCAGTTTTTTTATTGCAATTAGGACATCTATATTTCATAATTATAAATTTAATGTAATAATATGTATTATTTAAATTACTTTAAAATAAAAGTTTAATAATTCAAATTTTATATAAAAAATATTATTTTATTAAATAAATATAATGGGTAATCAAAATTCAACAAGTCACGAAAATTTAAAAGGTATTTTTGGTAAAGAATTAAAAGAATTAAATGATTTATGTTTTAAGATTATAAGTAAAGAAGATAGTTCAAAATTTACAAAAAATAAATACAATATTTTTATTAATGAATTATATGATAACCATGTATTAGTATTAGAAAAAGAATTAAATAAACATTTGAAAGTTGATTTAGAACAACTTAATTCTTCTATATATTTTTTACCCAAAAAACAAGAGAATGTTATAAATGTTGATCAAAGTAAAGGATTTTTTAGCAATACTCAAAATAAATTTATAAAGAAAAGTGAATTAACTAAAATGATAAGCCAACATTATTTAACTGTATTAAATATGGTTAAAATGATTACACAAGTTTATGATCTTGAAAGTGGAGGAGATTATTCAATTGCTGGTATATTAAAAAGAAATATTACTATGGAAAATGGATTACTTGTTATTAATTATTGTAATATGGCACAATTTGATTATGATCAAGGTAAAAGAGTTGAAAAAGTTAACTTTGGAAACTTAAAAGGTGTTAAATTACTTACAAAATTAATGACTAATGATGAATCAAGAGCATTTACAAAACATCTTAATGCTCTACTTAGTGATAATACATCTCAATCTAAATTAGAAAAAACTATATGTGAAAATAATTTATTATATAATACAAAAGACTTTTCTGAATTATTCAAAAATAGTAAAGGTATTAATATTGATTGTTCTAAACATCAATTTTATTCTAATACATCTGAACATGATTTATTCTTATCTGTTTCTAAAAATAATCCTATTTTTGCAGCAAATAAATGTTTAGATAAGAAAAAAGTAATTATTAATTTACATGATAAAAATATTTCTAAACAAAATAAAAAATTATATAACTTGTATGATACTTTTACAAATAATTATAAAAATAATATACAAAATGTATTTTCAAATTTATATGATGTAATTGATATTAAAAATGGATTTATAATTAAAGATGTAAGTAATAATGAATTACAAAGTAGTTTAAACAAATTAAAAATACATATAATGAAATTTTATATAAATTCAATAGTAGATTATAAAAATTTATTAGATCAAGCGAAGAAAATAGGAAGTGTTAATGTAAATAAAAATAATTTATAATAATTTTATTAAATTTAAATTTTATAAAAAAAATATTTGATTAAATTTAATTAAATGAAATCTTGGAGTGATATAAATATTTCTAAAAAAACTATGATTGATAATTTAAAAATTTCTTTTTTTAATCAAGATTTTCAAAATATTCAAATCTATATTTGTGAATTTATTGTTAATAAACAGGCTGATTTATTATTAGAAACTTTAATAGAACTTTATTGTGATTATTATCCATCTTTAAATGAAAAAACATTAATTAAATTTAATAACTGTATCGATGCAGTTAAAAATAAAAATAAGAATTTATATTTATCTGTAGAAAGAAGTTTATTTAATGAATTAGCAAATGATTTAAATAATTTAATTAAATCTCATAATTTATATAAAAAAAAATATGAAACAAAATTAAATTATGATTCATCTATAATAATAAATAAATTAAACAAAATTAATTATAATATTTGGAATGAAATTAAATTATATTTACCAGATGATCAACATAAATATTATTTAGAATTAATTTATTTACTTTCATCAAACAATAAAGAACAATTTAATAATTTATTAAATACTATTATAAATAAATTTAATAAAACAAAATTATTAAAAAATGTAGATGCAATTAATCAAAATTTTAATGATACTTATGTTTTAATTTTTTTTGAATTATTTAAAAAATATAAGTCAATATTTAATGATTATAAAATAAATAATTATTATGACTTATGTTATAATATTTTCAATTTTAAATTAAAAAAATCAAATGTAAATAATAGATTATCTTTAATATTTTTATTATTTAATTTATTATTTGCGGATAATACTAGAAATACTTATTATTGTTCTAAAAATAAGTTAGATATAAATTATACAAATGAGATATATAATAAATTAATTAATTTTTATGAGTTACCTAAAGTTATAAAAAAAAAAGAAAAAAAGAAAAAAAATAATAATTTAAAAAAAACTGTATCGTCTAGTTCTGATGATAATAATAAATATAATAATTTATGTGAAAATGATTGTTATGTAGATTACTTATATACAATAATTAATTTTAATAACAAAGAATATAAAAAAAAATTAAATAAAGTAGAATATAATAAAAATGCTTTAAAAAAATATAAATTAAATAAACCAGTAAATATTTCAGGAGATGAAAAAATATTTAGTTCATATATTAAAAATGATATAAATATTATAAAAAATAATTAAGAATAATATTTATTGTGCAATTTTATAATATTTATTTATAATAAATGAATAATAATAAGTCAGTTTCTCAATCACAAAGACAACAATCTAATCAAACCCAAAAACAGTCAAATCAATCACAAAGACAACAGTTAAATAAATCACAGCAACAATCTAATCAAACCCAAAAACAGTCAAATCAATCACAAAGACAACAGTTAAATAAATCACAGCAACAATCTAATCAAACCCAACACAACAACAATCTAATCAAACCCAACAACAATCTAATCAAACCCAACAACAATCTAATCAAACCCAACAACAGTCAAATCAAACCCAACAACAATCTAATAAATTAGCACAACAATCTAATCAAACCCAACAACAATCTAATCAAACCCAACAACAATCTAATCAAACCCAACAACAGTTAAATAAATCACAGCAACAATCTAATAAATCACAGCAACAATCTAATCAATCACAGCAACAATCTAATAAATCAGAACAACAATCTAATAAATTAGAACAACAATCTAATCAAACCCAACAACAATCTAATAAATTAGCACAACAATCTAATCAATCAGTACAACAAGTAAATACTAAATCTAGTATAAATAGTACAATACCTCCTTTACCTCCTCCAGTTATTTCATTAAATAATAATAAAAATGAAAAAATAGACAATAAACCTAAAAAAAAGAAAGAAAGAAAAAGAAAAGAATTCTCATATGATGATTTAAATATTACATATAAAGATGAAAATGTATTTGGTAGAACATTTTCAAAAAAAGCAAAACATTTAAAATGTGCTATAGATTTTCTTACATTACATCAATTTTTAAATAAAAGAGGAAAAATTAAAGATCAAGAATATAAATTTATAAAAAAAAGATATTTATGGCAATATATTTATTATATAAGAATTCATAATAAAAATATAGATATGTTTCAAAAATATCTAGGTTTAGGTCATAAAATAAAAGCAATCCAACTATATAAAATGATAAAAGAAGAAGGTGATGGTAATAAAGAAAATAAAAATGTAAATAAAAAAGAATTAAAAAGTTTTATAAATAAATTATTTAGAAAAAATTTAAATTTAAAAATTCCATTTATGGAATATTATGTAATGAAAAATAGAAAAAAAATATCTAAAAAAATAAAAAAAGTAGAAACAACAAAAATAAAAGAAATAAATAAATTGGAATCAATACCAACTAAAATTGATATTGAAGTTAAAACAAA